TTATGCGGTGAATCAGTCAAAATGGAAAGCAGCAAAAATTTACGCGGATTCAAGAGGATGGGAGTTCAAAATTATGACTGAAAAAGATTTAGGCATAGCTAAATAATAATATGCCACTTGTATATCCGCAATCAATTAAAACCAAAAATACTTATATGTCGTTTTCTCCAGACATACACAGCAACACTCAAGACGCCAAACCTAGTCAAATTGGCGGGAAGCAAGTCCATACAAAGACAGTAAAAACAAACAATAACAAAGTGAGAATATACCTTTATCACCCAGAAGGAGTCAAATCGGATTCGATGCTTGAATATGAAGCATCTGATACTGGTATTATCGGGCAGTTGATTGCATCTGGCTCTAACATATTATCAAAACTAACTACTTCTGGCGTTATGGCCGCAATGGACGCCACCGGAAACGTAATTAAAAACGTAGGAGTAGATGCATTACTTGGTGGCACGTTTGCTGAAATTGTCGGGAAAAAACGTGGGGCTATCGTAAATCCTAGAAAGGACGTATTTTTCAAAGGTATTGGATTTCGTGAGTTTAGTTATCCGTTTATTTTTGCGCCAGAATCTAAAGAAGAAGCAGAAGAAGTTAGAAAAATCATTCTGGCGTTCAATCGATATTCTCACCCAAATTTCACAGCAGGAAAATATCGAATGACATATCCACCAACGTGGACTATCGATTCTGTAATACAAGGCCAACATTTGTTCAAGTATAAGAAATGTTTTCTCACTCAAGTGAATGTTGACTATTCACCAAACAGCATTGTTTCTTCATTTGCAGACGGTAAACCTGTTCAAATAAACGTCAATTTGACCTTTAAAGAAGGCGAACTTGTTACGGCCAGCGATTTCACTGGAATAACATCGGGGTATGGATACTAATGTTTTTCTCTAAATTTCCCAAAGTTGTATATAACGGAATAGATATGGTTGACATATCTAAGCGCATGATTTTGATTGACTCTATCAAACAGCGTGCGGAGACATATACTAACTACATCGTAAAGGAAGGGGAAAAGATAGAAGATGTGGCATATGACGCATATGGAGATCCGAGTTATCATTGGGTGATCATACTGATGAACGATATTGTCGATCCTTTTTTCGACTGGCCTTTGTCGACAAAGGAATTAGATTCTTATGTTTCTGAAAATTATCCTGGAGCCGTCGGAGCACCAGATTCTCCATATAGCCCGCATCATTATGAATACAATGGCGGGATTTTTGCGGCTAATTCTACCCCCGGTGCTTTATACAACACAATCACAAACAAAGACTTCGAGATTTCTCTAAATGAAGCTAAACGAAGCGTTAAAATACTCCGGTCGGATTATCTAGCACAGATTGAAAATGAATTAGAAACGGTTCTTAAATGAAAACAGAAATAGGCCCTCAAGATAGTGTATCGTTTACCAAACTTGATTTAACATCGGCTGGCGGCAAAGTTGTTGATTTGACAAGAGTGGTTGTTGAAACATCTATATTTGAGGATTTGCTATCTAATGGTATGTCTGGATTTCTTCTTCTAAGAGAATCATATAATTTGCCAGAGACAGTGCCAATCATCGGGGAAGAAACACTAAGAGTTTCTTTTACCACTTATATCAAAAACAAAACGAAAAAGACCGTTTTTGACAAAACCTTTCGAGTAACAAAGATCGAAAATTATGTATTTGACCAGCAGAACAACATAGCTTCATACATTCTTCATTTTGTATCAGAAATGTTTTATCAAAATCAACATACTCGACTAAATCGAGCATTTGGTTCAGAGAAGCATCCGCAACTATCCTCGGACATTGTGTCGAACGTCTGTAAAAATATGTTTGGGTTATCAGCGAAGCAAATGATCATTGAACCAACAAAATTTGATAGAAATGTGATATGTTCGAACTGGACACCATTTCAATTATTCAATCATTTGGCCGAAAGCGACATTGCTGACAATTCTTCACTGGAGTTCAAAGAATCAACTATGGTATTCTTCGAAGATCGAGACGGTGCAAACTTTTTGTCTTGGTCATCAATCATCGAAGGCAAGCATTTGCCGCCAACAATAAAATCATTAAATTTCAATCAGACGACAACCAATTCAACATCAAAAAAGGAAGTGTCTGCTGATCAGGTGTACGATTTTAAGATCGAACAGGTAACAGATGAATTAGAGAACATTATGTCTGGTGCTTATTCAAACAGATTTATATATCATGACGTTATCAATAAAACAGTAGAAACGGTGAACTTTAATTATTCTGACCAGTTCAACAATATTTCTCATGTTGACGGCAAAGCAAAATCGTTTGATCTTAGAATCAAACAGAAAAATACGCCAGCCGATTCTACTTCATTGTTGCCAAAAGAATATCATTTTGCCAATGATCTAAAAACTTCATATCCGTGGAGACAGATACATAAATCTAGAATTTCAAGACTGAAAAATTTTAGAATCACTGTGACTGTAACAGGTGAATCTTCGCATAGAATTGGTTCAGTTATTAGTTGTGACATACCTTCCACCAGAAAGAAAGGCAATGGCGAGCATGATAAGTATATCCAAATGAGCGGAAATTATGTTATTTCAAAAATTCGACACGTTATTTCAAGCACGGTAAAGTATCAGCAAGTGTTAGAATTGACGAAAGGTTCACAGAGGAAAATATAGTGCAGCAATTTATGGGTTATAACCCATTCTTCTGGACAGGTGTTGTAGAAGATCGCAATGATCCTATGTTCTTAGGTCGTGTTCGAGTTCGCATCGTCGGACTTCACTCAAGCAAGCTGACAGAAGATGATAAAACTGGCGAAGGTATATCTGTTCAAGCACTTCCTTGGGCGTACCCCGGCATGCCGATCACAAGCGCTTCGATGAACGGAATTGGTGATACGCCAATCGGCCCAGTAGAAGGCACATGGGTTTGCGGTATTGCTAGAGACGGTCGCGCATGCCAAAACTTACTATATTTGTGGACATTGCCCGGCATTCCAGGCACTTTGCCCAAACAAGCAGGATTCAACGATACAGAAGATTCGATCAAGAAATCAACTAGACCGCATCCAGTTGGAAAACAGGGCGAATTATTCCCCAGACCTGATCATATCAAAGAACCCGACACAAATCGGCTGGCGCGAAATCAAAATATTGCTCAAACAATCATTCAGACCAAAAGAAACAACGAAACAAAAAATGTACCAACAGCGAATGGTGGCGCGGCCTGGAATGAAAAGACAACAGCATACGCGGCAAAATATCCGTTTAATAGAGTCACAGAATCGGAATCTGGTCACATATCCGAGGTAGATGATACTCCCGGAGCGGAAAGACTACACAAATACCATCGTACTGGAACTTTTGAAGAAATCCACCCAGACGGTTCTGTTGTTACCAAAATAGTGGCAGACAATTTCGAAGTTGTTATTGGCTCAGAGTTTGTCAATATAAAAGGAAACTCTAATGTAACAATAGACGGAAATTGTAGAGTTTATATTGTCGGAAACGTAGAACAGCAGGTCGGTGGGAATATAAATCAAGTGGTCGGTGGGAATGTGACAGAAACCGTTGGTGGGAATGTGACGAGAAATGTTTCTGGAACATACACAGTAACTTCTGGTGGCAATATGAAATTTGTTGCTCCTAGAATAGACATGAATTAATATGCCCGCAGTACACAGAAAGGGCGATACAGGGTCAGGGCACGGGGCGTTCCCATCAAGAGCAAACAATCAGGGTTCACCAAACGTATATGTCAACGGAATTGCTGTACATAGAAAAGGCGATTCGTGGTTACAGCATTGTAGCCCTGTAATGTCATGTCACACCTCTGTTTTGTCGTCTGGTTCAACTACGGTGTTTGTCAACGGTTTGGATATTGCTCGGATTGGCGACCCTGTGGCCTGTGGTTCGACTTGTGCTACAGGAAGCTCGAATGTTTTTGCTGGTGGATGACTAAATATAGTATGGTTCCTAAAACATATGCCGACATTGCCGACAACTTTATGATGCATCCTGTTACAGGGGATCTGACTATGGTGTACGACGATGCGTCTGTAAAACAATCAGTGAAACATTTGGTTCTATATAATTTTTATGAGGTACCATTCTCCCCTTGGATGGGAGGCAATTTGGTTTCTCAGCTTTTCGAGCCAACTGACCCTATCACAAACGATGTTATTAAAAATCAAATATTTTCTGTGTTAGAACAAGAAGAACCGAGAGTACAGATAATCGAGATATTGGTAAAGTTTAATGAACAAAACAACTCGTACCATGTAACGATAAAATTCAAGATTATAGGCAAGGATAATATTCTTACGTTATCGTTGATATTAGAGAGGGTCAGATAATGGCAACACAATTGTCAGGAAATATGGCAGAATTAGACTTTGCCACAATCAAAGCGAATATAATTACGTCTCTACAAGGCAATCCAATATTTAAAGATTATAACTTCAATGGTTCGACTATCTCGATGCTTCTTGACATCTTGTCTTACGTTACACATTATCAAGGATTGTATGCGAATATGGCGTTCTCTGAGAGATTCTTAGAAACTGCTCGAATGCGGTCGAGTGTCGTTTCTATCGCTAGAGAACTAGGATACACGCCAAGGCAGGCACAAGGGGCAGTAGCTTCGTTTACCCTTACTGTGCCTTTATCTGATACTTATTATTCGAACTGGACACAACCACCTTCCACAATTACACTTTCAAAAGGCACCGAGTTTGTAGGGAAAACTACAGATAACAAAAACCACCAATTTCAGGCAAGTGTTGATTCTCCGCTAACTTTAGACGGAAGTAATAATTATGTTGGAACTGTACAGATTGTACAAGGAACGACATTTATAGAAACCTTTACATATGATGCCCTCGCATCACAGACTAAGTTCAGCTTATTGAATAGCTCTATAGATATCAATAGTATTCAAGTGTGGGTTGGGCCAAACCCATGGACGATTTCGGAAAACATTTTAAAAAATTCTCAGACTTCTGAGATTTTCTACATTGAAGAAGATTATAATTCAAACATAACCGTATATTTTGGGGGCGATGTTATAGGAGCAGCACCCGCAAATAATAGCAATATAACAATCTCGTATATAAGTTGCGATGGGTCAGCGTCAAATTTGGCTGGTGGCTTTTCGTTGTCAAAATCATTTGGTGGTATCCCTTTATCGTCCGCAACAATTTCTAACATTGTTAGAGCAAGCGGTGGGACAGATATAGAAACAATAGACCAAATTAGAAGCGATGCTCCATCCGCATATCAGGCTCATAATAGAGCAGTTACGACAAACGATTACTATGCTATAATAAACGCCAATATTGGGTGGGTTGGTTCTATGTATGTTTGGGGAGGAGAAACAGAAAATCCACCTCAATATGGAAAGATTTTTGTATCCGTACAGCCAGCAGATGATTTGCCTGGAACGTTATCTTCGCCGAAGAGGACAGAACTACAGCAACTTTTAGACTCAAAGAAAATCATCGGACTAGAAGTCAATATTCTAACGCCTTTGCCGATATATGTCAACACAAACGCCTTCGTTCGGTATAATGCGAACGTAGCCACATCAGATCAAGTTGTCATAACTGCCGCGTCAAATGCTATTGGGTCATATTTTACAAGTATTGGCAAGCTAAGTATGAATTCGGCACTACAATATTCTAAATTTTTGGATGCTATCGATTTATCCAATCCTACGATAGCATCGTCAGAAGCCAAGATTGACATTGAAGTTCGAGCAAAATCTCCAGACGGCAGTGCGCAGTTTGGAGAACTTCCAAGATCGATAACCAATACTTCCTTTTACAACCCGATTATTTTGAGTACATTTAGCTCTACAGTAACAGAAGCGGATGGTATTGTAACGACACTAGGATCAGGTGTGGCGATTGACACAATATGGAACAAAATTGTGGTTGTTTCGACCACTGCTACAGCAGGTACAGCAAACAATCATCCTGCGGCAGGAACTACAGTAGGAAAGATCAATGCTACGACAGGTGAGATGATTTTCAACACATATAGATGGGACGGAACAACCGTGACTGATTCAGCAACACTTATTTTGCCCACCAATGTGAACCAAAGCCCTACTACTCCAGATGCTTCTTTTCCTTATATCATCGATGGTTCGTCGGTCTCGTTTGGGGCTTTACCAGTACACAACAATATACAATCGATTAAAAATTCACTTATTGTGGAGGGAACAACCACAGTGACGGCTTCGGCGATATAATATGGTCGCAAACACACTCAAATTACCAATTGAGAACCTTGCTGGGTTAACAGACAGACTAATACCGGATTATTATATCAACGATGCGCCGTTGTTCAAAGAATTCGTTAGCGGTTATCTTAAATTTCTAGGCAACCCTAAATCTCCATATGCCGTAATTCAAAGTCTTATCGCAGATAAAGATTTAGAACTTTCTTTGAGTAAATATCTGGAACTTTATCAGAACAAGTACGCTAAGTTCCTACCAAAAGTTATCAAGCCGTATGTGGGAGGAGAGTTAACGAGCGCCGAAACGATAGTAGTGTTTGGAAAAATATTTAGAAATTTGAGAGAGTTCTACAATCAAAAATCGACAGACCAATCTTATATTTGGCTGTTTCGTACGTTCTTCTCTGAAGAAATAGAAATAGAAACTCCTACGGTAGTAGACAACACCAATCTCGGATACACAATAAAGTTGGGCATTGTTCCACTAGAATGGAAGCCTACTATCATTGCGGCAGTTCACCCAGTCGGTCTAAGATTAGACAGTTCGATGTATATGTTCTCTAAGAAAGATTTGATGACAAAATCCTATTTCCGTGAGATTGAATTCCAAGTCAACGGATATCGACCAGCAAAATCATTATTATTTTTAGGAACAGAAAATCAACTATATGTAAGAAATAGTTCTGGTGTGGGGTTTAATACTCAATACAAGATAAATTATGGCGGGAATCAAAAAGACATCAATGTATTGTACAATAGAGCCTTTGTTCCTGTAGGATATGTCCCACCAACCACATACAACTCTAGAATGTCTACTTTCTATACTCCACGCTCCGGCAATACCGCTGGTGGAGGCTTGTGGATTTTCGATAAGCCCATAGAAAATGGTTTCGGCTGGGGGATAGGTGGTATTCAAGAAACTCGTATGCACACGCACGTTGATCTTGGCGAACTGCCAGAAAATGTCAATGTTCGAAACGCCAATGGGATCACATACTCTGCGAAGATGACTGTTCCAACAGCAGACGGGTCGAAATATTATAACACCCCAGCAGTGTCCGCAAATAGAAATTTGCGCCCAGTCAGCACAGGGATAGAAGAACTTCCACCAATTTTGATCACTAAATCGAATGGGCAGAAAGTTCAAATGAAATCTAGAGTCCTGTGTTTGGCGGCAGATGGTAGATTAATAACATTACAGACCGAATGGTTGAGAACATACAAAGAATCTGGTGGGTATGATTTGGTGTTCTACGGACAGCCAAAATACACAGACAATTTATCTGTGACAAAATCGGGATATAATTTCAATGTTAAGAAGTCTAATCCAAAATACTTGACTGATGTGGTATTTGATAGATTAGGCAAACAGCGACGAATAATGTGGGGCGGCATGGTTATGAACTCTACTGGGGTAGAAATACCACTAGACACAAACAAGAAAATAACGTATTAATTTTCTATGCTAAATATCATTATAGAATTTTAGTACGACAGTAATTTAGGAGAAAACATGGCAGCAAGAGACGTAATTGTTTTAAATGAAACAGAATCGAGACTAGATGTTCCACAGCAGGGGGACACGTATCACATGCCTCGACCACTGTCTGTACAGGGAGACGTAGCGGCTTCTAGTGTAACTTCGCCACAGCTAACGTCAACAGGGAATATACTTGCTGACGGTTCTGTTACCATTGGTGGTCAACTTAGAAATACATGGCCCAATCCAGGCAACGGATCACAGACAATTGACGATGTACTTATCAATGGTCAGGTCACGAATCGTAGAGCTACATTTGGTGGTGTTGATATCACCCCTATCGCCCAAGCACTTCCTATCACTGGCATTGTAGATTGGGACATCGCAGACGACACAGGCGACGCAGCATGGATAGACAGGCAGGGGCATACTAGCTGGGAGAAT